TTAGTATTTGTTTCATCTTCAAAAGATTGAGGAAGAATAATTACATTATGTCCTTTATAAGATGTAAAGTAACCATTAGTCCAAATTTGGTCTTTCATTGCATCTGAAGCCCATGCTTGTTGAGGAATCATAGTAGAAGCAAATTCAAAAGTACAATAAATAGTAGCTTTTCCATATACATCTGCTGTAGCAATTAATCTATCCATTTCAGTTTCAACGAAACTTGTCTGAATTGATTTATTTACTTCTTTAATAGATTCAATTGTAGCTTTAAGAGACTTTGCAATTTCTCTATAAATAGTCTCATCAAGTCCCTCAAGAACTAAACTATAATAATCGTTAAGTGTAAATCTCTTATCGAGCATTTCTTCCCACTCAACTCTAGCAGCTCCACCGTATGCGCTAGTTGGTACTTCTAATGTATAACCATCAAGCTTGAAGGTTTCATATCTACCAGCTAAACCTACTTTTGTTACGAACTGCTTAGCACGTTTTCTAGATGCTTCACTAATATTAACTTTAAATACAGGTTTTGTACCCTGTGCGTATGTCTTAACATCTGCAAACTGTCCATAATTTTGAAGAACCTTAACTGGGAGCACCTCAGTTAAACCAACTTCAAGTAATGTATAAATCAAATTCTGATTTTCTCGGAAATTTTGAGGAGTACTTCCTAACTCATTTAATTCTTTAATAAAAGTATTATTAAGAGCCTCACCAGATAAAACCTTATCGCCAAAAGAATATGTTGCGGAAGGATTCAATGAAGCTCTAGCATTAGCTCTAGCTAATTCAATTAAATTTTCTTTACTTAATGCCATTATCTATTTTCCTCCTATTACGCAATTCTCATAATCTTAACGCCTGGTTGTCCGTCAGCCATTGTATAAACTTTAACAACTTGGAATACTGGACCTTCTACTGAACTTTCTTCGTCACCTAATGCAGCTAAATAACCATCAGTGCCAACATAAAGTTTATTTCCAACATCCAATGAAATACCATCAACATCGAAATTCTGTGTTAAATCAGCTCCTAATGTGATAGGACTATTCTTTCCTTCTGATTTTCCAAAAGTATTTGTTGTATAAACATCTCCTAATACAGTAGAAATTAATCTAGGGACAATTTCTCCCTCTGTATAATTATCAGCAATCATAGCAAAATCTTTATTGCTTTGCTTTCTTTCATCATATAATTTTATTTCATTATAGATAAGCATCCATTCACCAGGTCCAGTAAGATTTACTTTACCAGTAGCATAATCATATTTAGCAAATCTACCATTTTCAATTATAGTTCCCATTGTTTTAGTATCAACAGGAAGCATAGCTAAAATTTGACCAGTGATAATACCTGAAAGATGGTTAGGCTCTACTTGACCAAAGCCTCTTCTACCAATCTGTGTAGCAGCCATATTTCAATTCTCCTCCTATATAAAATGTTAATTTTTAGAATTTTCTGTTTCTTCTACGGCTTTAACCCAATCTGGGATTCCACTATTCATATTATCATTTAAATTGAAAGTAGTTACAACTGACTTATCAGAAGTTCCTTCTGTCTTAGTCTGTGGTTGTCCAGCCGCAATTGTTTTCTTTGCATAAATAACTGAAAGTTTAGCTTCAATATCATCTAAACTAAACTTAGATTTATTAGCTATAATATCTTTCTTATCTTCATCATCTAACATATAAAAACGATTAATTAATTCGTCTTTTTCTTTATCTTCAATGTCAGCTTTAAATTTCTTAAGAGCTTGATAATCTTCTTGAATAGCCGCGAACTTAGCATTTAACTCTGCATACTGACTTTCAAGCAACGAATATTTCTTTTTAGTTTCATCTTCATCACTCTTCTTGTCATCTTCCTTAGTTGTCTTATCCTCAGAATTAGACGCATCAGAGTTATCTTTATTCTGACTATCATCATTTTTATTCTTATCATCTTCTTCTTTATTAACAAATTCAGTTGTAGCAGAATTTGTTCCTTCAGTAGAAGTTACCCCTTCTGTATTAATTTGATTTTCAGCAGTATTGTCTAAATTAAAATTGTCCTTAACCGCTGAAGAATCTTGAACTTCAGAAGTTTTATTCTCCATAGCTTGTCCTCCTTCTAATGCAAAACGTAACTCTTGCATCATAGTATATAAAGTTCTTTTAAAATCATCATCAACCTTAGTAAAGTTAGCACTTACTTTTGGCGCGGTAATGGAAGAACCTTCAAAACAAGGCTCAACATCTTCACCTAAAACACACAACTTTGAAAAAATTGCGTCATTTATAATGAAAAAATCCATGCCTGTTTTATAATTTTTTGTCCATTCACCTTTAACTGTATTTTTATCTAATTCCATTGAATGTGGCTTACCATCACCCTCAACAATAGATTGGCACTCTTCAAATTGACCTGTCCATAGATAGCCTGTTGTCATTAAATACTCTCTTTTAATAGTATTTCCTAAGCCATCTTCATCTTCAAATGTTTGAAACCAAACTTTAGCGTCAGGAGAGACAAAACCATAAGGAACTGTCATACATTCAAATTTAATGCCTTCATCATCAAATATAATTCTCTCACCGTGGTCTGCGAAATCTTCTTTAGACTCTTTATAATATCCTACAATAGGCGCTCCTCTAAGAGTCTTAGCCATCTCTGTCGCAACATCTTTATCTATATAACTATGGTTGCGGTTTTCACCTAAATAGAGAACTTTAATTTCGCAACTCGACATTAATGGATTAATTTCCATGGGTTTGAGATTTATAAATTCAGGCTTATCTATAGTAGCAATAGACTGATGCATTTATATTTCTCCTCTAACTTGCACTTTCTATATTTTTCAAAGTTTTTTCAGATTTCTCTGAATCTTCTTTTTCATTTCTGCCCACTTCTCCATTACTTTTTGTTCCATCTGTATTAGATTGTTTTGAAGTGTTACTATTATTATTGCTCTTTTTACTTAACATATCCGCGCTCATAGTATTAGATGACATTGGTGGGATAAATACATTAACCAAATCAAGTATATCATTCTCAAAATAAGCATTTGCTAAAATTGAACTTTGAGACTGACCAAGAGCAATTTGCGGCAACATCTTTGAATAACCTAATTGAGTCTGTTCCTTATACAATTTAGCTAAATCTTTATAATTATAAATTGTTGTAGGTAAGATTTGAACTTTATAACAAAGTTTCTTTGGACTCTTATTGAATGGAGTTAATAAATCATTTAAAAATGCTTCAAACTGTAATACTAGATTATTCATTGAAGCCTCATCATTTAAAATTGATTTTTCAAGAGCAATATTACCATCTGTATTAAATAAGTTCTGCGCTGTACCCGATTCATTATAAACAGTACGCTCTACCTTACTTAATTCATCAACTGTTGTTGTGGTATTCTTATCCGCCATATCCGCAACATCAACATCTGCAAAAGTAGTTAAGACATCAATGCCTATTGCTTTTCCAAGCATATTAACCGCATTATTATGTAACTCTTTTGCTTCATCTACATCAAAGATTAAATCACCATTTTTATCTAACGGCATTTTCTGAATAATAATCTTTAATAATTTCTGTTGCATTTTTCTTCTATCTAACTCTTGCGCAGCGTCTAGGTCTATAATGGCGGGAATGACAGAAATAAAAGCTGGATAATCTTCTCCATTAATATTAAATTTTATAACACTTTTAGTATCTAATAGATACCAACCTGATGTATCTCCTGGATAGTCTGGTACTAAACGTCCGTTGCGGAAAGCATCATATCCTTTTCTAAACTCCGCAGGAAATAAATTTAACATTTTAGTTTTTTGAATTTCATCTCTAAATATATCATCAAAAAACCTCATATTAAATTCTACTGCTGGGCGTTGATTAACAGAAAATCTAGAACGACAATATTCCACAGGAAGTTCTTGAATTACCATTTTATCATTTTGAGGTATTAAATATCCATAGTAACATCCATTTCGTAAAACTTTTAGTGCGACGTCCCCGCAAAAGCGCTTTACTTCAAAGTTATCAAGATAAGTTAAGCTCTTATTAAAGCCATCAACAATTTTAGTTTGATTTACTTTATCTCCATAAACATAAGGAGTTACCATCCAATCATATCTATATAAATATGCCATATATTGACATAATCTACGATAAATACCACTAGTCTTATAAAAGAAATTAGAAATTTCTTTCATTGTAATTAAATCTCCAGTATGAATAGCTCTTAAAACAGTTTGTTTATCTGCTAATCTTGGACTAATTTTTTTATAATCACCTAACTTATAAACTGCATCTTCGAGAGATTTAATACCTACTTTTATTTTAGAATAGTCACTAGGAACGCTTCTAGGAATATATACATCTGGGGTGTCTTGTGCAGACCTCATATCGAAGCCTTTTCTCTTTATTTCTTCTCTTCTATTAATCAAGATAGACACCTTAACCTTTCTAATTATAGTATATCATAAAATTCTGTTTTTGTCAAATTTACTTAAATTAATATTTAATAGCCTGCGGCTGTCATGATGTAATCGTAGTCAACTCTAGGTTCATCCCAATAGGGTATAGCAATCAGGGTGTATCCATGCTTAGCACAATACTCCCTTTTTTGCATATCATTAAATTGCTGTTTCCGCAAACCTGACAATCCGCCAAATTTGCTCTTCGGCTCATAATGTTGTATCCCTTGAAATTCTATTAAAAAATCTAATTCATCATTATCATCAAAGACAGCAAAATCGAACCTCAACGCACGACCATTCGTACTTACAAGGTCAGGAAAACTATATTCTTCTTGGAAATTTAAGCCGGCATCCGCCAAAATTTCTTCTATCTTGATTTCCCCTCTAGATGCTCTCATTCGTGTCCTCCTTATTATACTTTACTTTAAAAAACTTTTAATTATTTTTCTTACTTCTACCCAAATTTTTAAGTGAAAAACATCATTTGTCCAATTCCGCTATGTCTTCTCTTACGCTTTCTTTCTTCCTCTTGTTTAATATAATATAAACCATATTCAAAAGCAGAAAATTTATCTTTCTTAACTGCTTTAGTCGATTGCTTTAAGATAATATTAATTCCATCATTTTGCTCCACAAGATTTAGCATTTGTTCACGAAGAATCGAAGTTAAAACAAAAGGTTTAAGATATTCTGCACGTTTAGTAGCATCCATAGCTTGTCCAACTTTAGTTCCCATTAATTTATTTTTAGCTTGCTGTTCATCAATTAAAAATTTAATTTTTCCACTAGCTAATTGAACTTGAACATAAGCATGAGCTTCTGTATTCATTGGGGCATTTGCTTTAATTAAAAATAAAGCATCTCTTTCCATATCATCAGTTCTATACTTTTTATAGTCACCTTTTTCATCGTTATCTACACCAAAAGGAGGTAAATAAGTACCATCAATATCTTCTTGCCCTTTTACCATGTAATCTACTAATCCAGCTCCGATACCATTAGCATCAAGCGCGATTGCTCTTGCTTTATATTTATAATAAAGTTTTTTAATATTAATAGCTTGTTGTTCAAAATGTTCTTCATCAAAAGTATAAAGGTTAACGAGAGTTTTTAATGAACTTCCTTGCGGCTGCGGTGTTACTTTGATTACACAAACCTCGGTAGTGCAATCCAATCTACCAACGTCGACTCCTAAAACATAATACGCGGATTTCGATGAACGACCGCTAAACTCATACTCTGGTTGCAGTAAAACTCGGTATTTATCTATTTTTTCAGACGAGAAGAAAGCATTTTCCGCATCTCCGCTCCATTCAGACTCATATTCGCGTGCAAAGGATGCATCATTATAAGTTCCATCCATCTTTAATTCTTCAATGAAGCTCTTTTGAAGTAATTTTTCCATAACAGGAACTCGCCAAGTTCCACCTAATACGATAGCTTCATCTGGGTCTATAATTTGTTGAATTAATGTTTGTAGAAGCTTTTCATATGCGAACGTATTCTTCCAACCCGCGGTTGTTACAAATATTTGACTCTTATTTACAGTTTCTTCTTCATGTCTAGAGCCATCTGGTAAACGTCTATTAACATTCATTGTCAGAAAAATTTATTAATTTTTCTGGGCTATCTCATCAACTATTTCTAGTTGCGGCGCGCTTCAGATAGTGATAAAATCTATCCTACATTAAGGACTTACGTCCGGTGCTACACTCATCGCACCTAGTCTCTACACCTTCAATTAAGTTTGGCACGGGATTCTTGACTCTTCCCCGTTAGCATACTTTCTAACTATCATTTCCTATAGTTCCTAATTCGTAAAATATACACCCTTTTATCACAGGTTCACGCCGTTATTCACTAGCAACTTACGCTGCTAGGCCCCAATATCTAGGGATGATTACTTCATTAAGCATGGTCTGATCCACCAAAATGCACTCCTCAACTAATCCTCCAGTCGCACGTTTACCACGCGAAGACTGCCTTGCCGCCATAATATCTAATCGGCTTTTATTTTTAAATACGTATTCAACATTATCTTTAGATGATTTAGATACACCACGCGTCCAATCAATTTCATTTCTTATGCCAGGAATTAATTTACATAATTCCTCTACTTTTTCTTTTGCGATACCCGCAGCTTGTTCTTTCAGTGTGTTATCCTAAAGGCTTTTTATCCTTTAGTTCTTATAGTTTCCTATAAGCTCAGCATATCTTTTCAACTTCAACATTACTTGTTTAGTTGCTGCGGCCTCGTGGAGGGATTATATCTTTTCACCCTCTATGCGTTGCCCCTGACTATAGTTACTATAGCCTTCGGTTCGGATTGGCATATCATTTCTGATTTAGCTTTCCCGCTTAATTCCGCAGTTTTCATATTAAATTTCTTTAATATGCGGCAAAATTTTAATTCTTATGATATTTACTACCATTTTGAATAAAATCTAAATAATGCTCATATTTTCTGTCTAAATAAACATTACTATCTTTATAAATCCAATTTAAAAAATTTAAAACATCTTGATAAGCTCCAAAAATATATCTTTTAGCTCCATTATCTCTGTGAACTGTAAAAATTTTATTATTTTTATTAATATTTTCAATGCTATCAAGAAATCCTTTAATAAAATCTTCAGTTCCTATAATTCCAACTTGAAAACAACTTTCTGTATTAGTAAACCAGCCATCTCCATCAAAATAGCCTCTAATAAAATGTTTTAATAGATGTTCAGGTACCTGTTCTTTAGTTGGAAATTTTAAAATTAAAGATTTTTTAGGAACACAGCCTTTATCTATTAAATCTTCTTTACATTTTTTACTTCTAAAGGACATTCTGTAAGATTTGGTTGATTCTCTATAACTAATTTTATTAGAAATTCCCATAAAATCTCTAAATTTTTCAATATGTTTTAAATCTTTTTCAGCTAAGCCTAATTCAATTTTATCTTCAGCTGAACCAACACTACCATCAGCATAAAGAAAACCTAGCCAATATGCTTTTTCTTCTGAATCTATAATTTCAAAATTAGTTAGGACGTTTTTTGCACTCATATTGCTCCTCCTTATAAAATATAATTAAATTAAAATAAATAATCTACCGCCTGTGGTTACGAATAAGTGACTTCCAGGGAACAAGATACAACGAAGCATTAATATCAACACTGAAAGAAAAGATTTCGAATCTTTATGTTCCATATGAATCGCAACTTCATATGTGTTCTCTTATGAACTACTTATAATTTCTTATAAGAACAGACTATATCACATTTTATAAAATATAAAATCTTCCCATTTCGATTTAAGGGATTCTCACCCACCGCATTAGCTTCGGCCCTACTCCTATTGCCTCTACTTATTATTCCGAGGAGGCTATTTCAGGATAGTCGTTGAACCTTATTTTATTAAATATATTTAAAAATGAACCCTCCATGAGTTTTATTTATCCCTCTACATACTTTTGAAATTGTGCTACTATCTAAATTTAATTCTCTAGCTGCCTCTCTTGTAGAAGGAAAAATATTTAATAATTTATTATCTAAAGAATATTGCCCCACTCTTTTTGCACTATTATTTACTTGTTGTTCATACAAACCAGCAATAACATTTTCGCTATTAGTAACTTTTCGTAAATTATTTATATCATTATTTAATTTATTAGCATCTATATGGTCTATTACATAATTTTTATCTAATAAATAATCTTCATTATTAAAAATACAATATACTAATTTGTGAACTAGAAAGTCTTTAACTTTACCATTTTCGCTTAATCTTATTTTATAATATCCACTTGCAATAGAAGGCTTCAATATTCTATTGGTATTAATATTTCTAATTCTTCCTTTATTAGAAATTAAATAATTAGAATAATTTTTATAGGTTTTCCATTCTTCATTTTCTAAATCTTCTGTATAATATTCAGTCTCTCTACTCTTAGAAATTAAATTAGTTTGATGAGCATGACTTACATTATCAGAATAAGAAATCCATTCTAAATTATCTACACAATTATTTAATTTATTTCCATCTTTATGATTTACAATAGGCAAATTATCTGGATTAGGAATAAAATGCTCTGCTACTAATCTATGGGCATAAAACATATTTTTTATACCATCTTTAGATAATCTATAATATTTATATCCATTTTCAGATATTGAACCTTTTAAAATTTTATTCGTTGATAAATTTTCAACATCTCCATTGTCATAAATATTATAATTTTCATAATTATTAATTTTTGTTTTCATTTTTAAACTCCTTTATAATAAAATCTTGGCTGCGGATTATCATAATCATATTTATTTTCCACACCTTTCATATAAATATGAAATTAGACTTCCCGCAATTAAAGAAGTTTGTCAAAAATTTTTAAAATTTTTATTGGCGCAATTAATTTACGCTCTCGGAAAAGTCGCGTATGCATATCTAAGACGCATAACTCCGCGCAGAAATATGCGTTGATAAAAATACAGAGAGAAATTTTCAGGATTATCTCCACA